CCCTCCCAACTCATCCGAGAATCTCAGGAGACGACCTCATGGACGACGAGCACGAACTCGACCGCGCCGCCCTCCTCGAGCACCTCCGCTCCGGCGACTACGACGGGTTCATCGCCTCACCCCGGGGCACCTACCAATACCTCCTCAATCGGATCGAGCGAGGCGACTTCGACGGACCCGTCCGAGTCACCCTCTTCTGACACACCCGCCCCGTCCTGGCAGCCCATCGACCTCACCCCCTACCTCGACGGAACCTGGACCCCCGACCGGCCCGAACTGTTCACCCGCACAGACGGCATCAACCTCATCTACCCCGGGAAGGTCCACGACTTCCACGGCGAAAGCGAATCCGGCAAGAGCCTCATCGTCCAGGCCCTCGCCGCCGTCGAACTGAACGCCGGCCAACAGGTCGCCTACATCGACTACGAGGACGCCCCCGGGCCCATCACCAACAGGCTCCTCCAGCTTGGCGCCACCCCCACCCAGATCCGGGACCAGTTCACCTACATCCGCCCCGAAACATCCCCCTACGCCATCACCGAGCTCGACCAGTGGCGCGAACTCCTCGGCCGGCAGCTCCGCCTCGTCATCATCGACGGAGTCACTGACGCCCTCGGCCAGTCCGGAGCCGCATCCAAGGACAACGACGAGGTCAGCACCTGGCACCGGATGATCCCCCGCATGCTGTCCACCAGCACCGGGGCAGCCGTCATCCTCATCGACCACGTCATCAAGAACACCGAGACCCGCGGCCGGTTCGCCATCGGCGGGCAAGCCAAGATGGCCACCCTCGACGGCGCATCATTCAGCGTCGAACCCGTCGAAGTTATCGGGAAAGGCCTCAAAGGCAGCATCAGTCTGCGCGTCGGGAAAGACCGACCCGGTGAAGTGCGCGCACATTGTGGCGCATACCGGTCCAGCGACAGGTCCCAGGAAGCCGCACGAATCATTATCGACTCCACTGGCGACGACAATCGGATCAGCTTCCAGTTCGACCCACCGGACACCAACGTCACCGACCGTCACGACGACGACGGGAAGCCGTTCAAGCCCACCGGTGTGATGGAGAAGGTCAGCCGGCTCCTCGAAGCGGAGCGCCAGCCCATGTCCTTCCGTCAGGTCGAGACCGCGTACCGGGACGACGGCGGGCGAGCCAAGCGACAGACGTTCGCCGACGCCGTCAACCTGCTCTCAGACGGCGGGTACATCACCGAGGAGCCCGGCCCCAGGAACGCACGTCTGTTCCGCTCCGCGACCGTCTACCGACAGAAGAGCGACCCCGAGGCTGACGCCTACGAGCCGCCGCTGAACGACCTGATCGCCCCCACAACACCACCGTCCCCCAACCGTCCCCCAACCGTCCCCCGGGACGGTGAAGTGACTGTCCCCCACCACCGCCCCCCCGTAGGGGCGGTGGGGACGGTCACGGACGCACCGAACACTCACCGTCCCCCTGGGCATCTCGACTACCAAACCGGCCTCCGCGTCGACCCACACACCGGAGAGCTCCTCGACCCCGAGGAGGCGGACTCATGAAGACCACCACCCAGCGGAACGCGAACCGGCCCGCCACCCTCCGCCCCTGCCCCAAGTGCAAGGCGCCCGTCATCACCGGCTGGACCGAGGCGCCCAGCCTCCCCGCCACCCTCGACCCCCACCCACTCGACACGGCAAGCGAAGTCGCGTGCCTCCTCGTCCTGAACCGCCGCACCTGCGACCTCACCGGCCAGCCAGGCCAATGGCGCATCGGCAGCTGGCGCGCATGGCCCGGCGCCACCCACAGGCGAATAGGCAAACCCGCCGGACCAATCCTCGCCGAACACAAATGCGGCCAGGGAGCGCCCTCAATTCAGCAACTCCAATTCGAAATCGACCACACCCGCCCCGTATTCGACGGGCCCCCAACCTTCTAGCCGGAAAGGAACTCACCGCAATGACGCAAGCACGGAAGCACCGCGGAATGCGCACCCAGAAAGTCGTCGCCCAACTCCTTGCCACCAACGGCTGGCCCTACGCCGAGTCCGCCGGCGCAGGACGGCAAGGCGCGGACATCACCGGCACCCCCGACATCAGCGTCGAGGTCAAGGCCCGCACCAACCTCGACCCGCTCGCCTGGCTCAAGCAGGCCGAGCAGGCCGCCCACGGCCGCCTACCCCTCGCCGTGTTCCGGTGCAACGGCCAGGGCGAGAACGCCGCCGCTTACCCCGCGCTCATCCGCCTCGGTGACCTCATCGAGCTGCTGCACGCCGCGGGCTACGGCGACCCCGACCCATCGACCACCCCCCAGGAGGACTGACCCATGGAACCCCACACCTCCCACGCCCTCACCGCGCCCGCCGCCTGGCCGACGGCGCATCTGATCGAGGCGACCCCGGCCGGTGGCAGGCCGGATTACTTCGTGCGTGACCTTGCGGGGCACTACCAGGCGATCGGTGGCGGGCAGCGGCTCTACCGGGACGGCACCGACCGCCTCGAGGGCGTGGTGCCGGTGACGCTGGTCCGGTCCCACGAGCTGCGGCACCTGCGGGACATCGTCCGGTCGGGGTCGGATCGTGCGGTCGCGGACGCGTGCCGGGCCATGTGCGCCGGCGCGATGAATGAGACGGCAGCCGCACGACCACATTGCCAGGAACGTCGGCACGCAGAAACGGCCGCCGTCTCGCGCTCAGGGAGCGGGAGGCGAGTCCCGACGGTGAGCCTTGCGACGCATCAGGGCGATCACGGCGGTGCCGACGAACAGCACAACACCGATAAGGCCCAGCCAGAGCAGTCCCTTCAGCACGAATCCGATGATCGACAGGATCAACCAGGCGACGAGCAGCACCACTATCAGAGTTCCCATGTCGCGACGGTACGCCCTAACCGCTGTGTCCACACTCCGCAGGACGCCGAGGACGAGCGGTGAGCGGCCGGTACGCGCAGGGCACCGACGTGTCCTCGGACCGGTCCCGGTCTGAAATCGAGCGCACCCTCGCCCGCTATGGCGCGTCCGCGTTCGCATACGCCTGGCAGGGGGACCGCGCGAGCATCCAGTTCGAGGCGCACTCCCGGCGGGTCCGGTTCGTTCTCCCGCTTCCGGACCGCGACTCCCGCGAGTTCCGCCTGACTCCTACCGGGCGGGACCGGTCGGCGACCGCGCAGGAGCAGGCCTACGAGCAGGCGGTGCGCCAGCGATGGCGGGCGCTGGCCCTCGTGGTGAAGGCGAAGCTCGAGGCGGTGGCCGCCGGCATAACGACCTTCGAGGAGGAGTTCCTTCCGCACACGGTGCTCCCCTCGGGCAGGACGGTCGCGGAGGACGTGCTGCCGGCGATCGCCCACGCCTACGAGTCCGGCGCGGTCGAGCCGCTGCAGCTCACGGCTGGGGGCGCGCGATGAGCTCGCGGCGTGGTGACGTGATCGAGACCGCCGAGGACCTGGACGCGCTGCCGGTTAGGAGCGTTGTGCGCAATGTGCACGGAACGGTGGCGGAACTGCGCAGCGTGGAGGCCGGGAAGTGCCTTGTCTACGCCACCTCGTATGGCCGCCTGTCGGCCATCAACCCTCTCGTGATGGATACATACGGCCCCTTCACCGTCCTACACGTGCCGGGCGAGCAGGCCGAGCCGACCACCACCGAGTGGACCGTGGAGGGCGACGGCCCAGAGCCGTGGATCTTCGACAACTCGATCGACTGGTCCTATGAGGACGCCCTGCGATACCAGCGCCGCCACGGCGGACACCTCGTCTGCCGCGAAGTCACCGACTGGAAGGAGCCAACGACATGAGCACTGAGGACCGCGCACGCGCGGAAGCGCAGCGTAGAACCCGGCCGGGGATTAGCGGGCAGACCGTGCCGACCATGGAGCAGTTCGCCAAACGGGAGGGGTACGTGCACGGCTTCATCGCCGGAGCCGTCTGGCAGGCCGAGCAGGACCCGACGGCCGCCGAGATCGAGGCCGGGGCGCAAGCGGTCTCGGACCACATGGCGGCAGACGGGACCCGACCCGATCCGGCCTATGCGGCCGAGATCGCCATAGCCGCGCTCCTGGCCGCGAAGGAGGCCCGATCATGAGCAACCCCACCCGCGACGAGATCGTGCGGGCGCTGAGCGTGACAGACGTTCACCACCCCGACCATTGCGACTGCGGCCAACCACTTTGCGGCGGCACGTGCGCAGTCGAGGGCGAGGACTGCTACTGCGACACGGAGCGGTGCGACGGGCTGGAACAGCAGGTCGACGCCGTGCTCGCGCTACTGGAAAGCCGTACTGCAAAGCCCGCTTTACAGACCGGCGACGTCATCGAGCAGGTGGCGCGGGCTACTGACGCACCCGTGCAGCAGTCCGGCGACGTCATCGAGCAGGCGGCGCGGATCATCTACGACAGCGACCCCGGGTTTCCTGCCGACCCGACGCCATGGGACGACGCCATGCGCCAATCGCGAGAGTCGTACCGGAAGGTAGCCCGCGCCCTGCACGCTGACGGATACCTCCGCGACCCCGACCGGGACCGCGAGATCGCCGCGAAGGCATGGGACGAGGGCGCGACGACCGCGCTCCAACACCTCGGCGCAGAGGTCAAGTGGCACGACCCGATCTTCGAGCGAAACCCCTACCGGGAGGCGAGCGATGAGTGACTGGACGCCGACGAACGACGACGTGCGCATGACGTTCGCGTACATCCAAGCTGGCCTCGACCACGACGACGGCTATGCGTTCGAGCCCGTCCAGCACCTGGACGAGTTCGACCGCTGGCTCGCCGCCCACGACGAGCAGGTCCGCGCCGAGGAGCGCGAGCGGATCGTCGCCCTACTCGACGAGAGGGCCGCGATCGCCGCCCAGGCCGAGCCGTGGGACCAGTACGCAGAGGGCGAGTGGTCGGGCATCGAGATCGCCGCCGGGATCGCGCGAGTGGCTGGTGCGTGGTGAGCCCCGACCCGTGGCGGTGCGGCACCTGCGGCCGCGCCTGGCCCGTCACCAGCCTCGCGAAGGCCTGTGAGGCCAAGCATCGGAAGGAGGAGGCGTGACCGCGCCCCTGTGCACCGCCACCAACCGGCACGGCGAGCCCTGCCGCAACCACCCCATCCGCGGCGGCACCGTCTGCCGCGCCCACGGCGGCGCCACCCCCCAAGCACGCGCCGCCGCCAACAGGCGCCTCGCCGAGCAGAAAGAGGCCCGAGCTCTCCGCCGGGGCCTCGCCGCCGCCTACGGCGAGAACGTCCCCCACATCGACCACCGCGACGCCATGCTGCGGGCCGTGTCCTGGAAGTACGCCGAGGTCCTCGCCCTCCGCGCGAAGGTCGCCGAGCTCGACGACGCTGACCGCATCTGGGGCCGCACGAGGGAGAAGACCGGCGGCGAGGACTACGGCACCACCGAGGAGGCCAAGCCTCACATCTGGTGGACCATGCTCCGCCAGGCTGAGGAGCAGCTCGTGAAGTTCGCGGCCGCAGCAAGCGCCGCCGGCTGCGAGGAACGCCGCATCGCTCTCGCCGAGCAGCAGGGCGACATGCTCGCCGGCGCCCTGCGCACCATCCTCGACACGCTCCTCGCCGCCCTGCTCGCCGCCGGCATGGCCGACACCCTTCGCACCGTCTGGACCGAGCAGGTCGCCCAGATCGTGCCCCGCGAGCTCCGCCGCCTCGCCGACCACTAACCCCACCGCCCCGAGAGACGCTGTTATCTGCCCCAGGAGGACACGATGACCGAACCAACCTGCCCCACCTGCACCCGACGCCCTCTGCCCCCCGGACGCACGATCTGCACCCCCTGCATCAACCTCCTCCGCACACACCTCGACGGCATGTCCGACCTCATGCGCGCCCTCGACGACGCCATCGGCCGACGCCTCCGCTTCACGACCCGCAACGGCAGCAAGAGCGCCAACACGCCCCTACCCGTGAACATGCAGGCCAGCGACCGCGCCTACCAGGCCCGCACCAGCGTCCTCACCTGGACCGACTACATCGCCACCGCCCGCCACGAGGCCACCCCGGACACGTGGACGACCATCGAACGGTTCCTCGACGTCCGCGCCCACTGGCTCGCCACCCAAGAAGCCGGCCCCGAGGCCCTCGAGGCCATCACGGCGGCAGTGCGGACCGCGGCAAGCGTTGTCGACCGGCCCGCCGACACCCACTACGCCGGCCCCTGCACCGCCACCACCGTCGACGTGGACGGGCTGCCCGCGTCGTGCACGGGCGAGCTGTACGCCCAGCCGTCCCGCGCCACGGTTGCCTGCCCCAGGTGTGGCAGCGAGTACGAGGTCGCGGCGCGGCGGGAGTGGCTGCTCGCTGAGGCGTGGGAGGCGGTCGCGACCGGCCCGGACATCACGCGGGCCCTGGCTGGGGAGGCTTTCGGTGGCCTGTCGGTGAGCCTGTCGACGATCCGGACGTGGGCGGCGGACGGTCGCCTAGTGCGAGTGGACTCGTTGGGTGGGAGGCCCCGGTATCGGGTGGGTGACGTGCTCGAGCTCGCGATCGGCGCTGCCTCGCGGCCCGGGGCGCGGCGGGCGGGCCTGTCTGGGAAGATCACGGCATGACCATCGTCGAGTTCCTCCTCGCGAGGATCGCCGAGGACGAGGCGACCGCCTCCAGGTTCAAGGCCACGTGGCTCGAAGCTGGCGCACCCGAGGCCGACCTCGTCAACGATTTCGGCACCTACCCAAGCAGCGAGTACACCGAGATCGGCCTCGGGCTCGGCAGGTGGCTCGCCGAGTGCCAGGCCAAGCGGGCGATCGTCGACATGCACCGGTCTGAGCGCATACCGGACTACGACCCGGGCTGCTCATCAGACAGCTGGGACGCATCCACCGAGGACTGCTCGGAACTCGCCGCCCTCGCCGAGGTCTACCGCGACCACCCCGACTTCCAGAAGGGCTGGGGCATCGGATAGGGCGACACGCCGAACTGGTACTGGTGCTTGACCTGGCAGGACGGTATGTTCACTAGTGTTGCGCAACGCGCACACCCACAGTGAAAGCCCCCGGCGCTTTGGACGCCAGGGGCTTTCGCCATCCCTGGGTATCGCCGTAAAGCAATGTCGGTGGCCACCGATACGGTCGGCCCCATGGCGCACATTCGCTTCGAAATGACATTCCGCGACATCGGCAGTCGACGTGGCACAGCCCGGATCGCCGCAGTCGCAACGCACTACGGACTCCGTTCCACCATCGAACGAGACGACCGAGGAGGGTTCGCCGTAGCCGTCAACGGGACGGTGACGACGGCCAAGACCGCCGCGATCGCAATGCTCGCGCTCGACAGGGCAAAGCACGGGCGGGACCTCAATCCGCTCGACAATCTCCTGGTGAGCGTCGACCACAACTACGAGAACGCGCTCGAGAAATTCTTCCCGGAACCGGCCCCCGAGCCTGATCCGGAGTCCAAGCTCGCGAAGTTTGTCGAGTCCATGGTCCCCGCCCCGGAGGGCATGACCGAGGAAGACACCGAGTAGCAACCCTGGGAGGCGGCCGTGCTCCTGACAGCCTGGGAGCACGCCGCCCGACAGTTCGAACCCACCCCCGCCCCCCGGTGGGACACCCCCGCAACCATGGGCGCCGCACTCGACCCCAGGTTCCGCCGCACCCCCGCAATCGACCTCATCGACCAGGCCCTCACACGCGCACTCACCACCCCCGACGCCCGCCTGATCATCAGCATGCCCCCACAGGAGGGCAAGTCCACGCTCGCCACCAAGTGGGCCCCCGCCTGGCTACTCAACCGCTCCCCCGACACGCGCATCGTCATCGCCTCATACGCGGCCGCCGTCGCCCGCCGCATGGGCCGCCTCATCCGCGACGAGATCACCACCCACACCGACACCCTCAACATCCGGCTCCGCGACGACGTCGCCGCACAGAACGAGTTCGAGCTCGCAGGCCGACCCGGCAGCGTGTACGCAGTCGGAGTCGGCGGCGCCCTCACCTCCCGCCCCGCCGACGCGATGATCATCGACGACCCCCTCAAGGACCGCGAACAGGCCGACTCCGAGACCTACCGCGACCGCGTCTGGGACTGGTGGACCTCCACCGCCTCCTCCCGCCTCGCACCCGGCGCCCCCGTCATCCTCATCCTCACCCGCTGGCATCACGCCGACCTCGCCGGCCGACTCCTCGAACAAGAAGACGGCGACCTGTGGGACGTCATCAACATCCCCGCCCAGGCCGACCACCGGCCCGAGAAGGGCCAGACCGACCCGCTCGGCCGCGCACCCGGCGAATACATGCTGTCCGCGAGGGGCCGCACCACCAGCCAGTGGGACGCCCGCAAGGTGCAGGCCGGCCCCCGAGACTGGGCCGCCCTCTACCAGGGCCGCCCCAGCCCCGAAGCCGGTGACCTGTTCCCCGCCGAATGGGCCACCTACGACACACCCCCCTGGGTCGAACGCGCGGACGGCACCAAGTGGGTGCCCGGCGAGGACGTCGAACTCATCCAGTCGTGGGACTTGACGTTCAAGGACACCAAGTCCAGCGACTACGTCGTCGGCCAGGTGTGGCTCCGCATCGGCGTCCACGCCTACCTCGTGGACCAGGTGCGGGCCCGCATGAACATCAACGCGACCCTCGCCGCGATCCGGGCCATGACACGGAAGTGGCCGCAGGCCGTCGCGAAGTTCGTCGAGGACAAGGCCAACGGCCCCGCAGTGATCACGCTCCTGTCCGGCCAGGTCCCCGGCCTCATCCCCGTCGAGCCCCGCGGCTCGAAGTACTCCCGCGCCGCCGCCGTGTCCCCGTTCGTGCACGCCCACAACGTGCACCTACCCACCCCCGAGATCCTGCCGAACGTGGCCGAGCTCCTGGAGGAAGCCCGCGGCTTCCCCAACGCCAGCCACGACGACACCATCGACGCCCTGTCCCAGGCCCTCGACCAGCTGCTCCTCCTGCCGATCCTCGACGAGGACGACCAGGTCACCAGCGACGAACTCCTCGAGGACGACCCGCACGGCTACCTCGCCACCTACTAGCGCACCCACGAGAGGGGGCCCACCACCATGCCCCTGTGGGACACACTCACCGGCCGGAAGGCGACCACCGAAGCCGACCAGTACCGCAACGAGATCGAGATCCTCCGCGAGTCCGTCGCCGACCTCGAGCTCGCGATGGACGACGCCGGGTGGCGGTCCCTCACCGCCGGCATGGACGAGGAGTTCTCCCGCGCCGGCCTGACCACCATCGCCCGCAACGCCCGCGTGTTCGCGATCGCCAACCCCCTCATCAAGCGGGGCCTGGCCGTCAGGCAGGCCTACGTGTTCGGGCAGGGCGTGGAGATCGCGGCCAGGGCGAACGGGCAGGAGGACGGCCAGCAGGACGTGAACGCCGTCATCCGCGCCTGGTGGCAGGACGAAGGGAACCAGGCGGCCGTGACCGGCAGCCAGGCCCAGGAGACCCTGGAGCGGGCCATCGGCACGGACGGCAACGTGTTCATCGCCTGCTTCACCAGCCCCCGCACGGGGTACGTGCAGATGCGCACCATCCTGTTCGACGAGGTCACGGACATCGTCACGAACCCCGAGGACGCGTCCGAGCCCTGGTTCTACAAGCGCGAGTGGTCCAGCCGCGGCCTGAACGAGCAGGGTCGCCTGGTCGACACGCGCCGCACCGAGTACTACCCGGCGCTCAGGTACCGGCCCGCCCGCCGCATCAAGTTCCTCGACGGCCACCCCGTCAACTGGGACAGCCCCGTCTACCACGTGCGGGTCGGCGGCCTGGCGGGCTGGAAGTTCGGCATCGGTGACGCCTACTCGGCACTCACGTGGGCGCGCGCCTACCGGGACTTCCTGGCCGACTGGGCGACCCTCGTGAAGTCCCTGTCGCAGTTCGCGTGGCGGGCCACCACGAAGGGCAGCAAGTCGCGGCGCCTGCGCCAGGCACTGTCCCGCCGGCCCGCCGGCCAGGCCCCGGCCGGGAACGACACGAACGCCGGCGCGACCGCGGTCATGGACCCGGAGGTCACGCTGGAGGCGATCCCGAAGACGGGCGCCACCATCGACTCCGAGTCCGGCCGGCCCCTGGCCACCATGGTGGCCGCCGCCCTCGACATACCGGTCACCACCCTCATGTCCGACCCCGGCCAGACAGGGGCCAGGGCGGTCGCTGAGACCCTGAACCTTCCGATGCGGCTGGCCATGCAGGCCCGCCAGGCTGTGTGGACGGCCGCCTACACGGCAATCGCCCGCTACGTGATTACGCAGGCCGTCCGCGCACCCCAGGGCCCCCTGGCGGGGTCGGTACGCCGCGACCCACTCACCGGGGCGGAGACGCTCGCCCTCGCTGGGGACACGAACGGGGACGACGACACGATCGAGGTCGTGTGGCCGGGACTGGACGAGACCCCGGCCGAGACGATCGTGGAAGCGATCTCGAAGGCCGACAGCACTGGCAAGATGCCGCCCGTCCAGACCCTGAAGCTGCTGCTCGCGGCGCTCGGCGTGCGGGACGCGGACGACATCGTCGCGGCCGCGACCGATGAGGACGGCAACTGGATCGACCCCACCGCGACGGCGGGGTCTGAGGCGGTCCGGGCGTGGCGTGAGGGCCGCGGCGCCGCTGGCGCCCCCTACACCGACCAGTAGGCGGGGGCCACGGTGGCTATCGGCCGGGGCGTCCTCGACATCGAGCAGGACCTGAACGACTTCCTGCGTGGCGTGGAGGACGCGCACACTCGCGCACTGGTGGCCTCGTGGGTGCTGGCCTGGGACCAGGTCGCCGCCGAGGTCGACGCCGCCGCGCTCGCACTCGCGCTGGCCGCGGACGGGGACACGATCAGCCCCTCCATGATCGGCCGGTCTGCACGCATGCAGGCCGCCCTCGAGGCCGTGTCCGGGTCGCTCGACCAGCTCGCCCTGGAGGCGGCGGACGGCGCTACGGGCCGCCTGCGGGTGGCAGTCGATGAGGCGATCGCCGCCGAGCAGGCCATGATCACGGCCCAGCTGCCCCCACGGGCGGCCGGCGGCGTACTCAGTACGACTCTGCACGCTGCCAGCAGCGTGCAGGTCACGGCCATGGTGCAGCGCGTCAGCGGGCAGATCACGTCCCGGCACCGGGAGATCAGCCCGGCAGCGACGGCCGCGATCCGCCGGGAATTGGCCCGCGGTATCGCGGTGGGCGACAACCCGCGCACCGCGGCCAGGAGGATGGTCCGCGGCATCGAGGACCAGTTCAACGGTGGCCTGACCAGGGCGATGACGATCGCCCGAACCGAGATGCTGGACGCGGCCCGCGAGGCCTCCCACGTCGTGGACCAGGCCAACAGGTCGACGCTCGCCGGCTGGGTGTGGGAAGCACACCTGGACCCCTCCACCTGCCGGTCCTGCATTGCGATGCACGGCACCCTGCACCCGGTTGATGAGCCTGGCCCGTATGACCACCCGAACGGGCGGTGTGCGCGGGTGCCGAAGACGAAGACGTGGGCCGAGCTCGGGTTCGAGGGCATCGACGAGCCACGGGACCTGCAGTCGGATGCGGACGCCTGGTTTGAGGGGCTGTCGGAGGAGCAGCAGCGGCGGATCCTCGGCGGGCGCGGCTACGAGCAGTGGCGGTCAGGGAACTGGCCCCGCGAGCAGTGGTCCCAGCGGCGCACCGCGGACGGTTGGCGTGACAGCCACGTGCCCGCGAGGGCACCGGGTAGGGGCTCCGGTGGGGGTTCGGGCGGGCGGCCACCCACTGGGCCGCTGCGCGGGGCACCGGCCGGGGACGACGGACCGCTCGGAGAGCGCATCCTCATGCCAGGTGCCGAGCGGGCGGGCGTCGTGTACCGACCAGACGGGCTGCTCGTTGCGCAGCACGAGCTGGATACGGCGAACCGCCTGGCTGCGGTCGGCCTGGACATCACGTTCAATCCACTCGACTTCACACGCGGCGCCCGGAACCCGGACGTCACCATTGGCGGGTTCGCCTGGGAGATCAAGAGCCCGCAGGGCGCGGGACGGCACACGATCTCACGGCAGCTCGCTCGAGGACGACACCAGGCCGATCGGCTGATCCTCGACACCGCCCGCACGCCACTGGCCGATCCTGACATTCTCGACGAGCTTCGGCGTCGACTCATCGGACAGCGTTCGTTCCTCGAGGCGATCCACGTCGCGAAAGACGGGACCGTGACATGGCTGACCCACCGCGGTACAGTGTGAGGAGAAGGCGGCAGGCAGTGCACCACTCATTCGCACAGCTGAGCCGCCTTCGCTCTTGGCCCCGTTGAGCATCGCTCCGGGGCCTTACCCATGCCCCGCGCGTCAGGTCTGCTCTGGGGCCCACTCGCCGCGCGTCGACCAGCCCGGCGCCAGGTACAGGACCGCGCCACACCACCGGCACTCATGCTCCATGCCCGCCCCGTGCGGCTTGATCTCCACGCGACGCAGCACGAAGTCATGCCCCGGGCACTCCCCCGGCCCGCCCTCGTCGTTCGCGTCATCCATACCCACAGGCCCCACCCAACCACCCCTAGGAGGTGCCGCGCATGACCGGGACACTGATCCGCGAGAGCACCACCCTCGCGGGCCCCGCCGCCGGCGGCAACATGCTCATCCAGCTCATCACTCCCGGCGTCGGCTCGTCCGGCGTGTACACGCCCCAGGTCCTGCAGGCCGCAGCCGAAAGCAAGGTCTTCCCGGCGGGCACGCTCATGTTCAGCGACCACCCCGGGGAGACCGAGAACTACGACCGGCCCGAACGATCCATCCGCGACGTCGCCGGCGTGCTCACCGAGGACGCCCGCTGGGACGGGACCGCACTGGTCGCCGAAGCCAAGACGTACAGCCCCTGGACGCAGGTCCTCACCGAGATGCACGACGCCATCGGCGTCTCCATCCGCGCCCAGGCCACCCTCGGGGAGGCCGACGAGTCCGGGCGCCGCGTCGTGGAGTCCCTCGACCAGGGCATCAGCGTCGACTTCGTGACCCAGGCCGGTAGGGGCGGCCGCGTCCGCGAAGTGTACGAGTCCGCGCGCCGCACCTCGCCCCTCATCGTCCGCGAAACCCAGCCCGTCACCGAGGCGACCGCCGATCAGCGGCGCGAGGAGCTCGCCGACCTGCTGAAGGCCAGGTACGGGGCTGGGAACAACCTGTTCGTGTACGTCGTCGATCACGACGACACCACCGTCTGGTTCGAGATCGACACCGGACCCGACCAGGGCACCTGGCAGCAGGCCTACGCCACCACCGGTGAGAACGCCACCAGCCTGACCGGCACCCCCACCCAGGTCCGCCGCGTCACCACATTCGTCCCCGTCACCCCGGCGGGGCAGCCCCACACCACCGAGTCCGAGGAGGACACCATGCCCCAGATCGAGGAGAGCCGACTGGCTCAGCTCGAAGAGGCTGACCGCCGGGTGCCCGTGCTCGAAACCGAGCGCGACACCCTCATCACCGAGCGGGACACCGCCCGCCAGTCCGTCAGCGAAGCCCACCAGGAGGCGGACCGGGCGCACGCGGCCCGCATCATCGCCGAGTCCGGCCACCAGTTCACGGCCCTCGAGCGGCGCGGCCTGCTCGTCGACCCGCCCACCGGTGAGTCCGGGCGCCTCGACCAGGAGGCGTTCGCCGCCGCTGTGGCTGAGGCCGCGGCCGAGGCCCAGGAGGCCCGCGGCGCGGGCGCCCCCCGCGGCCTGGGCGACACCAACCCCCACGGCAGCGGTGAGGACCTCACGGAGGCCGACCTGGATGCCGCTCTCGCCGCCCTCACGGGCCGAACCATCAAGGAGGCCTGACATGGCAACCAACGAGCGTTTCCGCGACGCCGACCACCTGACCCTGCCCGTCCCCTCGGGCACCGTCTCCGGTGACCCCGTCCGGGTCGGAGCCCTCAACGGTGTCGCACAGACCAGCCGAGACGAGGACGGCAACGCGACCGTCTGGCTCAAGGGCGCATACGACCTCGAGGTCGACGGCGCAGTGACCGACGTGGGCTCCCCGCTCTACCTCGACGGCAAGACCCTCGTGGTCGCAGCCGGCGAGCTCGGCGAGCCGTTCGGCTACGCCCTCGCCACCAAGACCGCCGCGGCCGCGCCGGTCCCCGTCCGCATCGCACAGGTCTGAGGAGGACCCCCACCATGACCACCACCCCCGTCCTCCAGCGCAACCAGCGCATCCTGGAGGCCCGCACCACCTTCCAGAAGGCCCTCGACGGTGACTTCCGGGCCCGCGCCGACGTCATGGAGTCCATGACCACGGCCGACTTCCCGATCCTGCTCGGCGCGGCCTACGGCCGTGAACTCCTGCAGGAATACCAGGGCATCGCCCCGGTCTGGCAGAAGTACTCCCGCCGCTCCGTGGTCCCCAACTTCAAGCCGAAGAAGCTCGTCGAGCTCCTCGGTGGCCGCGCCGGCCTGTCGAAGGTCAAGGAGGCCAGCGAGTACCCGGCCCGGGGTCTGACCGAGGCCGAGTACGAGTTCAAGGTCGAGAAGTACGGTGACCGGATCCCGCTGACGTGGGAGATGTTCATCAACGACGAGCTCGACGCGTTCCGGAACCTCCCGGAGCGGCTCGGTACCGCGGCCCGGGAGACCGAGGACATCGTTGCCGCGTCCGCGTTCTTCAACGCCGGCAACACGGGCCTCAACACCGCGTTCTTCCGCGCCCAGAACGGTAACGCCCCTGTCACGGGCGCTGAGGGCGCACTGTCCGCGGACAACGTGGAGGCCGCCCTGCAGGCGATCTCCACCCGCAAGGACAAGGACGGTCGCCCGATCGTCGTGTCCGGCAGCGTCCTCATGGTGCCCCCGGCCCTGGAGATGCAGGCCCGGAAGATCCTCACCGCGACGGAGATCCGCCGCACGGACGGCAACACGACCACGACCGAGTCGAACCACCTTTCCGGTGTGCTGACCCTGGTCGTGAACCCGTGGCTCCCGGTCGTCGCCTCGGGCTTCTCCGGTGTGAACCGCACCTGGTTCGTGCTCCCCGCGCCGAACAGCCCGCGGCCCGCGCACGTGACCGGGTTCCTCCGTGGCAACGAGCAGCCGGACCTGCGGGTGAAGAACGATGCGGGCAACCGTGTCGTCGGCGGCAGCGTCGCCCCGGAGGAGGGGTCGTTCGACGACGACACCGTCCAGTACCGGGTGCGGCACTCGACGGGTTCGTCGCTGGTGATCCCGACCGGCACGTTCGTCGCCACCGGCAACGCGTAGCAGGCACGCGCTGATCGTCCGCCCGCCTGCCGCCCCGTTGCCCGGCAGGCGGGCGGACCCCCACCCCGCGTCAACCCCGTGAAGGAGCCGCATCATGCCTGAAACCAGTGTGGGGGACGTGCGGCTCCTCATCGCCGACGTCGACCCGGACCGCCAGATCCTCACCGACGACCAGCTCGCCGCGTTCCTGCGCATGGCCGGCGGCGAGGAGACCTGGCACGTGCGCCGGGCCGCTGCCGACGCCCTCGAGGCGATCGCCGTGTCCGAGGTGCTCGTCGGGAAGGTCATCCGCACCCAGGACCTGTCCACGGACGCCGCGAAGGTCGCGGCCGAGCTCCGCGCCCTGGCCGCCGCCTACCGCAAGCGTGCCGCCGACGACGAGGAGGCCGCAGAGGACGCGGACGGGGAGGGACTGTTCACGGTCCTCGAGTTCCACCCGAGGCGGCGATAGGCCATGCCGTTCCCCTCCACGACCACGATCCACCCGGACTGGTCCCCGCACCACCAGCCGGCCGCCGCCGGGGCGCTCAACGGCCACCTCACGATCCGGGACCCGGGTATCGGTGGCTGGACCCCCACCGGGGGCGCCCAGCCGTCCACGCCGGGGGCTCTCCTCCACGAGGGACCGTTCCGGGCGCAGCCACTGGACGGCCGAGGCGGGGCCGCGGACGCGGCACGGCAGGACGTCACCCAGCGGGCCTACCAGATCAGCCTGGAGGCCGACGCCCCGGAAGTGCCGGTCGACGCGGCCATCACCATCACCGCCTGCCCCGACGACACCACGCTCGTGGGGAAGGTCCTGACCGTCACCGGCCTGGACTACTCCTCCCGCCGGTTCGAGCGGGTCGTGTACGCGGACCTGAACCTGCAGAGCCAGCCCGGTGGTGCCCCATGAACTGGGACGCCAGCGATCTGCACAACCTGGGCGGGAAGCTCTCCGCAGCTGACATCACCTCGGCCGCGGAGACGGTCATCGCGAAGGGCGCCGCGGACGTCGAGGCGGCAGGCAAGCGCCACTCCCCGGTCGACACCGGCTTCCTGCGCTCCTCGATCGGCCGGAACGTGCAGGGCCTGACCGCCGAGATCGGGCCGACCGCGAACTACGGCGTGTTCGTGGAGATGGGCACCAGCAGGATGAGGGCGCAGCCGTTCATGGCACCCGCCCTCGCTGACGTCCTGCCGTCCGTCGAGAAGGCGTTCCAGCAGGTTGCCCAGGGGCCGTTCACGTGACCGGCGTCGGCACCCTCCACGCGGGCGTCCTCACCGCGCTCCGCCGGATCACCACCATCACCGTCTACGACAACGAGGTCCCCGACCACCCGCCGGCCACGGCGGACGGCCGCGTGTACCCCTACGTCGTGCTCTGGGCCGACCCCGGTATCCGCCCGGCCGCGTCCAGGGAACTGGAGTCGGCCACCAGCGGGGACCTCACCTGGCAGGCCGTGCTCACGGTCGCCTCCGGGGACGTGATGTGGACGCTCGACACCGTCTCCCTCGTCCGGTCTGCGCTCGACGGCACGGTACTCACTCCGTGGGCGGCGCCCCTGGAGGAGGACCCCACCATCACCAATCTCCCGGTCCTCAAGGACCGGGGCGTCAACCCCGCCCGCCACTACGTCCAACTCACCTACCTCACCACCACCGGATAAAGGAGGCCGCCATGGCCAAGCGTGTGCCCGCATGGGATGCCCGCACCGGGGAGAAGCTTCCCCACAACGTGCCGCAGGAGTGGTTCGACCACGACCTGTTCCCGAACCTGACCGACAAGGAGCCGAAGGGTGCGGGCAAGCCCGCGGCCCCGGCCGCCACGACCGCTCGCGCCGCGGGCAGCAAGGAGGCCTGACATGGCCAAGTCCCTTTTCGAGGGCCGCATCCGGCTGGAGGCCCTCGCGGTCGCCCCGGCAGACCCGGACGCCCTCACGGTCGCCGAGCTGTCCGCAGGCCAGCGGATCTCCAAGTCGATCCTCCGCTCCGGCTACCGGCTGTCCCCCACCGGCTCCGACACGCTCAACGAGCCGGGCCTGGAGGACTCCGGGAACTCCACCACCTACGGGGCGTCGAACTACGAGGCCACGTTCTCGGTGTTCCGGTACCTCGACGAGTCCGGCCTCAGCGATGAGGAGCAGGACATCGGCTACAACCTGTTCACCGGCAAGGGCCTCCACCTGTACCTGGTGGAGCGCATCGGCCCGCCCGCCTCCAAGCCGTGGGAGGCCGGCGACCCGTACAGCATGTACCCGATCATCACGGACGACCCGCAGCAGCCCACCGAGCTGTCCGGCTACATCAAGTTCGTGCAGCCGATGGGTGTCACCGGCGGCGTCGTCCCCCGCGGCACCGTCGTCGCCGGCGAGTAGCCGCCCCTGTTCTCCCGGCCTGCCCGCATGTCACGGGGCGGGCAGGCCGGGACCCCCACCACCCCGTGACACCAGCAGGCCCCCAAGCCACACCAGGACTGGGGGCCTCACCCATGCCCGCACCCGTGACATCGAGGAGAACCCCGTGACCACCTACTTCAGTGACAGCCCCGACCAGCCGGTGGAGGACGAGCCCCGCGAGGAGACGCCCACCAGCCAGGCCGCACCCGCCCCCGACGTGTCCGAGCCCGACCTCCCGCCGCCGGCCGACTTCGACCTCGACTCGTGGGTCCAGGGCGTCCGCTCCACCATCCGCTCCGTGAACGTCTACCAGCGCGCCGACCTGCTCGGAGAGATCGACAGCCTCGAGCAGCAGCTCCAGGTCGCGAGGGCGACCGAAGCCAGCGGGGCCGACGAGTCCGGCATGGAGGACAACCTGTCGTCCGAGGAGCTCGAGGCCCGCCTGTTCGACCTGCAGCAGACGTTCGTGGACTCCGGCGTCACGTTCCGCATCGAGGGCCGGTCCGAGACCTGGCTGAACCGCGTCAAGAAGGAGTGGGAGAACCACTCCGACACCCACGGGAAGAGCAAGGACGAGAAGTCCGTGTACGTGCAATTGCACCAGCTCGCTGGCGCCATCATCCAGCCCGCCGGCGTCACCTACGAGCACCTGGCTGCCCTCCGGGAGTCCAGTGAGCCGCAGATCCGCCGACTCCTCGTCACCTTCGCGATGGCCAACAACCAGGCACCGTCCGTGACGGTCCCTACCTCGCCGGCGTCCTCCGCAACCCGGCGAGGGCGTCGGCGCTAACCGCGCTGAAGACCGCCCACCAGTGGGGGCGGCCACCACACCAGTACTGGGGCGTGCCCGGCGAGACGTGGGGTGTTGAGGACCTGCTGCTGACGCAGGCCTACACGGTCGTGGAGTCCATGCGCTGCCCCTGTGGGTGCGGCGGGTGGGCCGACGAATGCCTGGACAAGGACCTGCAGGACGCGTGGGAGGCCCGGATGGGCACCCACTACCGCAAGGCGGTCCTGGACGCCTACCGGGAAGCCAACAAGGACGCCCTGAAAGAGCCGGGCGCGTTCGCCTACCTCGTCGACCTGCGCGACCCCGAACCGCCATTTTCCCCCGAGCCTGAGGAGGCATGAACCGTGGACCGTTCTGTCGCTATCCGGCTCACTGCGGAGATCAACCAGTACAAGTCCGCGATGGGCGAGGCGGGGTCGGCTTCCGAGCAGGCCGCGTCGCGGATCGAGCAGTCTGGGAAGCGGGCGGAGCGGGCCGAGACCGGGAAGGGGAAGGCGGCCACCGACGCGGCGACCACCACGTCGGCGGCCGCCCGCACCTCCTCGGATGCCTCGACGTCGTCGGCTGCCGCTCAGGAGGCCGCTGGGCAGACCGCTTCCGCCGCCTCGGAGGGTGCGGCCAAGAGCGCGGAGGCAGCCGGGGAGGCGGCGGAATCCGCTGGAGAGCGGTCCGCTGCAGCGGCTGACAGCACGGCGCAGGCAGCAGAGTCGTCGGCGTCCGCCCAGGAGTCTGCGAGTTCAACGGCACAGGCTGCTGCAGACGCCCAGGCGAGCACCGCTGAGAGCAGCGCTAAGCGAACCGAGACCGCCTTCTCGAGGGTCGCTCAGTCGGTTCGAGACAACGAGAAGGCGTGGACGACCGCCGGCACCGCCCTCGCCGGATTCGGGGCCGTGGTCACCGGTATCGGTGTAGCGGCCCTCGCAACCGGCATCTCATACAACCAGCTTCAGCAGACGTCACGTGCGGCGCTCACGACCCTGACGGGGTCGGCTGAGCAGGCGAACGCCCAGATGGACCGGCTCAACGAATTCGCGTCCACGAGCCCGTTTGCCAAGGACGTTTTCATCAAGGCGCAGCAGCAGATGCTCGGCTTCGGCATCGAGGCGCAGAAGGTCATCCCCTACCTCGACTCCATCCAGAACGCGGTGGCCGCAACTGGTGGTTCGAACCAGGACATTGCCGAACTGTCGAACATCTTCTCGAAGATCAGTGCCTCCTCGAAGATCACAGCCGAAGACCTGAACCAGTTCGCTGTCCGAGGCGTCGACGCGGCGACCATCATCGGCTCCCAGATGGGCATGACCGGCGCGCAGATCCGGGAGCAGATCACGGCCGGGACTCTCGACGCCGGCCAGGCCCTGGACGCTCTCGCCGCGGGGATGCAGGACCGCTTTGGCGGCGCCGCCGATAACGTGAAGAACACGCTCTCGGGCGCGTTCGACCGGGTGAAGGCCGCGTGGCGAGACCTGTCGTCCGAGCTCGCGGCGCCGCTAGTCGGCCCCGAGGGTGGCGGGCTCCTGGTCGGCCTCCTCAACAGGACGGCCGACCTCATGCGCGCCTTCCAGGCCCTCCCCACCCCGATCAAGACGACCATCGCCTCCCTGGGCGGGTTCGTCGGAGTCACTGCGACGGTGGCCGGAGGATTCCTCCTCCTCGCTCCCCGGATCGTTTCCACGGTCGACGCCTTCCGCCGACTCAAGTCCACATCCCCCGGCATCACTTCCGGCCTGGGGCGGATCGCGTCCGCAGCCGGCAAGGCCGGGGCGATGATCGCCACGATGCAGATCATCGGCTCGTTCCTCCCCGAGCGCTCCTCCATCCAGATCAACGAGGCCGCCGACGCCCTGCGAAACCTGTCCGCCGCAACGGCTGGGAATCACTCCGCAGACCTCACCGGCCTCCGGGAGGCGTTCCAGGGACTCACCGACCCCACCCTGGGCCAGCAGATCGGTAACACGGCCTCGCAGATCGAGCGGCTGTTCGGCGGCATGTCGAACAACCAGTGGAACGAGCAGGTCTTCGCGGACCTGTCCGCCGGCCTGGCGAGCATCTTCGAGTCGAACCCGGCGGAGGCCGCCCAGATATTCAACGAGATGCTCGAGATGACGGGTGGGACAGCTGAGGAGCTGATCGCCCTGATGCCCGCATATGCGGAGGCGCTTCGCGCGGCTGGTGAGCAGGCCGGAGTCACGGGAGAAGACTTCGATGTCGTCGCCTGGGCGACCTCGGACATGTCGGAGGAGATGGCCGACGCTGCGGACGAGGCCGCTGCGCTGGCTGCCGAGCAGGAGTACCTGGCGGGTGAGCAGGAGCGCCTGGCGGACGTGACTCGGAAGACCACGGACGAGATGGCGGAGCAGGTCGGCCAGCTCGAGACCCTGCTGGACGTCATGCGGAACGCCGGGGGCGCCTTCATGGATGTCCAGGATGCCCAGGCGCAGTACGCCGAGACCATCATGGGCCTGGGCGACGTGATGGACGAGTTCGCGACGGCCACCGGCAACGCGCTGAACGAGGCCGGGGACAACTGGGACTTCTACTCGGAGAAGGGTGCGCTGGCGAACAAGACCGTCAACGAGATCGCCCAGAACGGGTGGGACCTGGTGGACTCCCTCGCAGCCACCGGGGCGTCGGCGGATGAGATGGCCGCTGCCATGCAGCAGTCCCGTGAGGACGTCATCAACCAGGCGATAGCGTTCGGGATGGGCGATGAAGCGGCTGCGAACCTCGCAGACCGAATGGGCCTCATCCCGGAGAACGTCTACTCCCACATCGACGTCGTGACCGGTCCCGGCCTGGCACGCCTGGCGGCTCTCGAGGAGGAGATGGAGCAGCTCCCGGACGGGGAGGTCACCGTCAACGGTGACACGCTCCCGGCCGAGGACGCCCTGGCTGAGATTGTCGAGACGATCAACACCACGGACGCGGACCACATTGTCATCAACGGCAACATCGTGCCGATCGAGGAGGCCCTGGACGAGATCGAGGGCCTGATTGACGAGGGCGTGTCCGACCTGGACGTCGGGATCAACCGGGACGGGGCGATCCTCGAGACGACGAACCTGGTCTCGGATATCGAGGGGATGGCTCCGGAGATCCCCCTCCTGGCCAACGACCAGCCCGCTCGAGACACGCTGACGCTGCTCGGCCAGGACTACGAGAACCTCGGTCCGACCACGAACCTGTACGCCAACGACCAGCCGGCACGGGACGAGCTGAACTGGTTCGAAGACGCTGTGAGCGGGTCCCGGCCCTCGGCGACGATCGACGCCGACAACCGCCCGGCACTGAGCGAAACCCAGTGGTGGAAGGTCGAGACAGACAAGACGATCGGCACCGCCGGGATCAACGCCCGGGACCGCGGGGCGGAAGACAGGCGCCGGGCGATCCTCCGAAACATTGACATGTCGACCGGGACCGCCGGCATTAACGCTCAGGACCGCGGAGCGAACAGCTCCGCGAACCGAATTCTGTCCGGTATCGCCTCGAAGACCGCGAACGTCGGTGTCGGCGCACAGGCCCGGTGGGCTCAGATCAACTCGATCATCGCCCAGATCCAGAACAGGGCTGGGTCGGCGGGCGCTGCCGTGTCGATCGGTGCGATCAACGCCCGCGCTGGGGGCGGCCCCGTCTGGGGGCCAGGCACCAGCACGTCGGACTCGATCCCCACCCTGCTGTCGGACGGCGAGTACGTCCACCGGACGGCCGCCGCCCAGCACTACGGGTACTCGACCATGGACGCCATCAACCAGATGCGCATCCCCAAGGACCAGATGCTCGCCCTCGCG